CCCTAGAGGTATCTTCGGTTGCGAGGGTGCATAATATCAAATAAAATTAGGGGCCGCCTCAAAACGGCCCCTTTTTACTTTATAAGAGGTGAGAATATGAAGAAACTACGAGTCCAGATTTACGCTTACAAACATCACGCAGATTTTATTATAGAATCAGAAGATTCCCTAGAAGCAGTTGAAAATGCTATCATTGACAAACTTGGACAAAATGATATAAAATGGGAGTATCTTGGAGAAATGAACGATCCCAAGGTAAAAAGAATAACCTATGAGGAGGTTATAAATGATGCAACAACATCTAACAGAACTATATACGAAGAAAAAAGTTCTGGACCTAGAATGGGAGCAGGAGCATCTTAATGAGGGTAGATATACTCTCAATATGGTTAGAATTGACCGAAAAGTCAGAGAAGTAATTAGCCATATAAAATTAGCAGAAGCTAAAAAAGAGCATATGCTAAATAAGGTGGAAGACTCTGCACCCCAAGTTTCTGTAGCTACTTAATAAAAAGCTACATCGTTGGAATAAATCCACTCCACATTACAGGCTCTCTTGCACTCTATTAAAATCTAATATATAAATAAAACACTATACAATTTTAAAACGATATATAGACGCGTATAGTCGACGGCCTAGAGACTATATATCATAACTAGGAAAAGGAGAAAAATTATGGCAACAACTACATTTTCGGGACCAATAAAAGCGGGAACGATTTCAAATACAACTGGAACATCACTTGGTACTAATATTAAAAATACAGGACAAGTGGTAATGGCACAGACGTTTACAACAGGAACTGCTCTTGCGAGCGGAGCTTCTACTGCAAACTCAACTGATGTTGTTATTCCAGCTAACTCACAAGTCATTGACATAGTACTTGATAAACCAACAGCGATGGGAAATGCTACTTGCGTTTTCAGTATCGGAGATACAGTTGGTGGAAACAAAACTTTCATTAATGACTATTCAATTACAACAGGTTCTGGAGCTGGAAGATGTTATCCAACTACTGAAGCTGGTGGAGCATTAGCTTGGGCAGACGTAGGAACGTCCGATGTTAAAATTACATGGACAAGTACAGGTGCTACTAATGCTGGTGAAGTTAGAGCTACTATTTTGTACCAACAAAATATTAACCTACAATAATAATTAACTCTGAGTGGGGTGTAATGACCCCACTCTTTAATAGGAGAAAATAAAATGGCTTACGATCCAACAATAAACACACAGTTCGATGGAACTAAAAAACTAATCTATGTTTTTAATATAGATGCTACTAAAGATGGAAGTACTGGAACAACTACTATAGATGTTTCTGCTTTAGCTAAATCTCAACGTAATCAAGCATGTAATAGAATATCATTAAATAAAATTTGGTTTGATATAAATATTACTGCAGTTGCAGATGCGGCAAGACTTACATGGGAAAACTCTGGTGGAGATGAAACTTTTTTATCTTTAAATGGATATGATAGTTGGGACTTTAGTAATATCGGAGGTTTAGTAAATCCAAATACTGGTGGGAATGCAAACGGGGATGTTAATATAGAAATTCCTGCACATACTGCTGGTGATACTTATTCGATTGTTTTTGAGTTTTTAAAATATTACGAATTTTAATAGGGGCTTAAATGGCGAACACTACTTCCGGAACATTTACTTTTGGAAAAACTTTTTCAATTGATGATATTGTAGAAGAAGCTTTTGAAAGAATTGGAATTCGTGGTGTAGCTGGTTACCAGCTTAAAACTGCGCGAAGATCTTTAAACATTCTTTTTCAAGAATGGGCTAATAGAGGCGTACACCTATGGGAAATAGGTGATGGCTATCTAACTTTAGTATCTGGTACAAAAGAATATATTGGTTATAGATCAAGTGGAGACGGTACTTCTACTTTATTAAATAGTGGAGGCGCTGCTTTATATGGTGTGGATGATGTATTTGAAGCTTCTTATAGAAGTAGTGCAGGTACTACAAGTCAATCAGATAGTCCTTTAACAAAAATTTCAAGATCAACTTATTCAGCTCTTTCTAATAAACTAGCCCAAGGGCAACCTTCTCAATACTGGGTTCAAAGATTTGTAGATAAAGTTACAATCACTTTATATACGACTCCTGGATCAAGTCAGGCTGGAGACAGGGTTCAGTTTTATTACATGAAAAGAATTGATGATGTTGGTGCATATACGAATGCAGCTGATGTCCCTTATTATTATATACCTTGTATGTGTGCAGGGTTAGCATATTATTTAAGTTTAAAATATGCACCAGACAGAACACAAAATTTAAAACTTCTTTACGAAGATGAATTATTAAGAGCGGAGGCAGCGGATGGGTCAAGCAACAGTACTTTTGTTACACCTAAGACCTACTATCCTAGCGTTTAATTATGGCAAGATTTGCACAAGGAAAATACGCATTAGCAATATCTGACATTAGTGG